CTACCGAGAAGTTGCAAGGTGGTTAAGTGACAAAACTGGACGATCAATTTCCCACGTTGGCCTCAGAAAGCGAGTCAACACAGAAAGAAAAAGAAAAAATAAAGCTACGGCTTACCGCAACTGGCTTGCCACGTATAAAAAAGCCCTCGAAAAGCTTGAAGAACTTGAAGTCAAGCACACAGGCTCGAAAGAAAAAGGCAGCAGCGAGGAAGAAAGCCGAGCAACCGCCTGAACCTAAGATAAAAGAAGTTAAATCCAGTAGTAATACGGTTAAACTTTCTTACGAAGAACATAATGTAGTATTTAAACCTAATGAAGGTCCACAAACAGACTTTCTTGCTACTAGTGTACGCGAAGCACTATACGGAGGCGCAGCAGGTGGTGGCAAAAGCTACGCTATGCTTGCTGATCCGTTAAGATACTTAGTACACCCACAATTTTCGGGACTATTACTCCGTAAAACTACGGAAGAACTTAGGGAACTTATTTGGAAATCTCAAGAGCTTTATCCAAAGATTATTCCCGGCATAAAATGGTCAGAAAGAAAAATGCAGTGGACTTCCCCTGCTGGTGGCAGATTGTGGCTGTCTTATCTCGATAGAGATGACGATGTACTACGCTATCAGGGTTTGTCCTTTTGTTGGATAGGCTTTGACGAGCTAACGCAGTGGGCCACACCATTTGCTTGGGACTACTTACGGTCAAGGTTGAGGTCTGCTGCATCTGATCTTCCTGTTTTTATGAGGGCTACAACAAACCCCGGTGGGGCAGGACATGTATGGGTAAAAAAGTATTTCCTTGATCCTAGTACTCCTAATAAACCTTTTTGGGCTACGGATGAGTCGGGTAATACGTTGCAGTATCCTAAAGGTCACACTAAAGAATACAAGCCGTTGTTTAAGAGGCAGTTTATTCCTGCTAGACTTTTTGATAATCCATACTTGGCAGAAAGTGGCGACTATGAAACGATGTTGCTTTCGTTACCTGAGCATCAAAGGAAAAGATTACTAGACGGTAACTGGGATGTCTCAGAAGGTTCAGCATTTCCAGAGTTTGACAGAAACAAACATGTTGTACCTGCGTATAAGATACCTAAAAACTTTCCTAAGTTTAGGGCTTGCGATTATGGGTACGGTTCAAAGTCTGCAGTAGTCTGGTTTGCAATAGCTCCTGATGGGCAATTGATTGTTTACCGAGAGCTTTACGTATCTAAGGTACTGGCTCGTGATCTAGCGTATAAAGTACTAGAGCTAGAAGAAGATGACGGTAAAATTATGTACGGTGTATTGGATAGTTCTTGTTGGCATAAACGAGGTGACACAGGACCAAGCCTTGCAGAACAAATGGTTATGGTAGGGTGCAGGTGGCGACCTAGTGATAGAAGTGGTGGCAGTCGCATAGCAGGAAAGAATGAAATACACAGACGATTACAAGATGAGAATGAAGACGGCAATCCAAGCTTAGTTGTTTTTGATACCTGCTTTAATATTGTATCTCAGTTTCCTTCTATACCTTTAGATAAAAAGAATCCAGAAGATGTAGATACTAAATCGGAAGATCATTTGTATGATGCAATTAGATATGGTATAATGAGCAGACCAAGACACGATATTTTTGATTACGATCCTATGTCGCAAACAGATAGTTTTGCTATAGCGGATCAAACATTTGGGTATTAATACATGACAGATAGTACTGGTGATTTTGAAGAACAAATTGGTTACTCTTTAGATGAAGGAACTGATGATAAAACTTTAAATGAAATTATTAACCATGTAAAAGATTCGTATAATAAGTCTAAAGACTGGCGGCAGCAATCAGATGAGGGACGTTGGCTACAGGCTTATCGCAATTATCGTGGTTTATACAACTCAGATGTACAATTTACAGAGGCAGAACGCTCTCGTGTATTTATTAAAGTAACTAAAACAAAAGTTCTTGCAGCTTATGGGCAAATTATTGATGTACTTTTTGCTAAAACTAAATTTCCTATTACTATTGATCCTACAACATTACCCGAAGGTGTTAGCGAAAGTGTGTACTTTGATCCTAAAGAACGTCCTGAAGAAACTAACGGGGAGGGGCTACCTGATTCACCTTATGGATCAAGAGATGATGAAGAAGAGCTTCCTAAAGGGGCCACTCTCTATTCTTTAACTAAACGATTAGGTCCATTAGCTGATAAACTTAGAGGCATTAAAAATTTAAAAGAAGGGCCGGGTACTGCTCCTTCTGCAGTTACATTTAACCCTGCTGCTATTGCAGCTAAGAAAATGGAAAAGAAAATCCATGATCAACTCGAAGAGTCTAACGCATCTAAACATTTAAGGTCATCTATATTTGAATGTGTTTTATTTGGTACTGGTATTTTAAAGGGACCATTTGCTGTTGATAAAGAGTATCCTTCGTGGAATGAAGAAGGTGGATATGAGCCTGTTACTAAGGTTGTCCCACAAGCTGCTCATGTATCTATTTGGGATTTCTATCCTGATCCTGATGCTTCAAATATGGATGAAGCTCTTTATGTAGTTCAACGGCATAAGTTATCTAAGACCCAACTAAGGGCACTTAAGAAGCGGCCATTCTTTAGAGCAGATGCAATCGAAGAGTGCGTTACGGTAGGTTCTACATACACTCGTGAGTATTGGGAAAATGATCTTAAGGACTACTATATTAATGAGTCACCAGATAGGTACGAAATCCTAGAGTACTGGGGTACTATTGATACTGAAACTGCTAAAGAATACGGCATGGATTTGCCTAAAGAGTTTAAGGACACAGACGAAATTCAAATTAACTGTTGGATATGTGGTGACGCAATCCTGCGGTTAGTAGCTAATCCTTTTCAACCTACTCGTATTCCTTACTTTGCTGTTCCTTATGAACTAAACCCTTACAGCTTTTTTGGTATTGGTCTTGCAGAAAACATGGACGATACGCAAACACTTATGAATGGGTTCATGCGTATGGCTGTTGATAACGCTGTGCTTAGTGGTAACTTAATCTTTGAAGTAGATGAAACTAACCTTGTACCGGGTCAAGACTTAAAGGTTTATCCGGGTAAAGTCTTTAGGCGGCAAGGTGGCGCACCGGGCCAAGCACTATTCGGTACTAAATTTCCCAATGTCAGTAATGAAAACATGCAACTGTTTGATAAAGCTCGTCAGCTTGCTGATGAAGCTACAGGGTTTCCTAGCTTTGCTCATGGACAAACAGGTGTGCAGGGCACAGGCCGTACCGCTGCAGGTATTTCTATGCTTATGGGTGCTGCCGCAGGAAGTATTAAGACTGTAATTAAAAACGTAGATGACTATTTGCTTCGTCCTATGGGTGAAGCTTTTTACTTTTTTAACATGCAGTTTGACCATGACGACACAATTAAAGGTGACTTAGAAGTTAAGGCTCGTGGTACTGAAAGCTTGATGGCTAACGAAGTACGTAGTCAAAGATTGCTACAGTATTTGCAGGTAGTATCTAATCCTGTGCTTGCACCGTTCGCTAAGTTTCCTGTTATCATTCGTGAGATTGCAACTTCGTTGGGTCTTGATCCAGACAAGGTTACAAACTCAATGGAAGAAGCTGCCAGACAAGCGCAGCTTATTCAACAAGATGCACCTCCTGCACCACCACAACAACCTCAACAACCGGGTCAGCCCGGAGCCGCACCTGCTGGTGGCGCACCGGGTCTATCCCCTGCTGATATGCAAGGTGGTGGTGGTGGTACTATTGGTGTAGGCGCAGCAGCAACTCCAGCGGAAGGACAATTCAGTGGACAAGCAAATCCTAGCGAAACTCAAGGCGTGGGTTAACACTAAAAGAAGTTGGGATGGGTATAACGAATATCTAAATGTGTTACTGTCACAACAACATTCTTCAATTGAACGTGCTAATGAATCTATGGATTTGTATAGGGCACAAGGTGCAATTGCAGTAATTAATAAACTAAAAAGTTTACGCGATGAGGTAAATGCAAATGGCTAAAAATGCACAAGCAGAAATAATAACTATGGGTCTTGAAGATGAAGGTGGTATGGTTGATGAAGCAAGCGGCAATGAAGTACCTAACGGTGCTTTAAAAGAAGAAGTCCGTGATGATCAAGCAGCTATGCTTAGTCCCGGTGAGTTTGTTATTCCTGCTTATGCTGTACGTTATATTGGTGTAGAACGATTAGTAAAACTTTTACGTGAAGCTAAACAAGGCATGGAGCAGTTAGATGACATTGGTTTAACTGGTGAACCTAATGCGGATGATGCCGGTTTAGAAACTGCTATGTTACCTTCAGATATGCAAGAAGGAGAAGGTTCTTCTGCATTTGCTGTTGGTGGGTTACAACAACAACAAGGAATATTTGGTGCTACGTTAGCACCTGTTTCCCAACAGAAGTTTGCTGCACCTACACAACAGCAGTCTGGTACACAACAGTTTGCTCAACCAGCAGCATTTGCTTCTCCTGCTGTACTACCTTCTCCTCTTTCAGCGCCTAAGTACAAACCTACTGTACCTATTAAAACAGATAAAAAATTAACATACCCTGACTTATTATACAATCCACTTGATTCTGGTGCTGGTTCTGGTTATGGCGTAGCAGAGTATGTTGGTCCTGATGGTAAGTCTATTTTTGTTACTACTGTTGGGGGTAAGCCTCTTTCTACAATCCCTCCCGGTTTTAAAACTCGTGCTGTGTATGACAAAGATAAAGCTGACGAAAAAGACAAGCCACCTCCTACTGCAATGGTACGTAAAAAAGAAGAGTTTATTGATCCGGGAACTTTTGAAGCAAGTGAAGAAGGTCTTCCCGGTGAAGATATGCTAACTACTGTCGAAGACTATACAGCTTCACTACAAGCATTAAGTGATCGTGCTTTTGGTGGTAATAAGGGTTTAACATTCGGTAGTGTGGCATCATTCTTTGGCGGCGGCGCTGGGGCATTATTTTCTTTATTAGGTATAGTGGGTAATGTAGTTAGCACAGCCCAAGCAAAAAGCGCAATATCAAAAGCTATGGAGCAGCAAGGCTTTAAACCCAAAGAACCCGGCAAAGTTACTGCTGAAGATGTAAAAAAGTTTATAAAAGTTACGGAAGATAAATTAGCAAACGAAGGTACTCAAGGTCAAGCTATTGGTACAGGAACTGACATGACTGTAGATTGGAGCGGTCCTACTGTAGGTGGATATGGTCCGGGTGGAACAGGTGGAACTGGACAAGGAGTGACTTCTATGACTCCTGCTGAAGTTGCTGCAGCAGCAGTGGCTGGTGGTCAAAATGTTAATGTTACGGGAAGAGGTGGAGATAGCGGCGATGCTCAAGCTAATGCTGCTG